TTCTCTTACTTCATCATTAGGTATTAGTAAATAGTTTCCACCTACCACACCTTTCTCTCTCCATTTAGTTCCATATTCAGATTCACCATGTATATCTGTTCCTACTTTACACCAATCCTCTAATTGTACAGAGTAAGCTGATGATTGTATACCGTTATAATCTAATGGTACTTTCCTTATAGGTGCATAAGGGTTTGAGTATTTTGTTATTTGTTTCATGCGTTTCCTTTCTTATTTTAAACCTCTCACATAAGGTTTGTATCTTAATTCACACCCAGGTATTTCTTTGCCATCTTTTAAGTCAGCAAGAATCCTCTTCTTATCAAGCTTTAATGTTTCTACCTTTATAAAATATTCAGAAGGTATAACAAGTTCATCTATAACTTCTACAGATGCTGATTTGAATATCTTTAATGGATTAAACTCATCAGTTTTAGGAAGCTCATCAAAGCCAGTATATGTATCGACTACTAAGCTTTTTAGTTTCTTTTGTGTGTACTTGAGCTTTTTGATCTTGTCATCCATTTGTTTCTTATAATCAGTAGCTAACTCTATGGTTTTGTCTAAATTCTTATAATACCAATAGACTCCATTTTCTTTATCAGCCAATTCATCATATAAAACAGATAATTTCTCATCTATTTCTTCTTCTGATAGCCAAAAGTCAGCTCTTGTTTCAGTTATATCGCTTGATATATCTAAGAACGATCTTTTGTTACTCATATAAGGTTTTGCTTTTTTCATTAGAAATCCTCCGTTGTTACTGTGTTATTCATTGCTTTAATACGTACATTGTCAAGAGTTAACATCTTGTTTAGTGTACCACTTTCTCTATTTGCTATTGTCTTAAACATTAGATGATTAATTTTACCTTCAAGATCTTTCTTAGCTGTTAAAGCAAATACTTTACTTGCATTATAAGCAATTCTAAATGATCCTCTTGAAGAAGCAATATTTATACCTTCTGTCATAGCTTGTTTAGTAATCTCTGAGACAGTAAATACTATGAGATTATGTTTAATAGCAAGTTCAGTTAAAGCACCTGCTACTTCTTCCATCTTCATATTTAAGTCTCTATGCTTACTTAACATTAAACCCATATGATCTACTACTACTATTTCAGGTTTTACTGGTAGCATAGCTATTCTCTTCTCTAATTCTACAGGATAACATGGTGCATAATCAACATGTAACCATTGGAATAGATTGGATATACCATTAGATGTCTCAAGATAATGTTTCTTTATATCATCTTCACTCCATCCCTTTTCTATCATTATAAACCTTGTCCATATTTGTCTTGGACTCATTTCTAATTCAAGAAAGTAAGTTGGTTTCTTAAAAGCATTTATCCAATTCTGAATAAGCATAGTCTTCATAGTTTTAGGTGGTGCTTGTAAAACTACTAATTCACCAGGATATATAGGAAGATCTTGATCATACAATTTACCAAGATTTATAGGCTTTACATCTGATGATAAAAAGTTGATATAGTCTTGTTCCATTTGAGTTGCATCCATCAATGATTGAGACTTCTTTGATTTATATAACTTGCATGAAGATTTACAATGGTTATCCATAATTAAATCTTTACAACCATATCTATAGCCTTGACCATTATGTCCTTTATAGCAATCAGTTACTATTTTATCTATTTCAGATTTCTTTAATGGATGTTTAGGATTATCAACTCTTTGTCTCCAATCTTCCATTATTAGTCTTACTACATTTTCAGGATATAACCATATCATCCAAGAAGCTATTCTTAAAGCTGTAGCATGTCTACCTCCATAAGATACACCTTCAAGCATACTTTGTATACAAGGATAATTGACAGGATCAGGATTCATACCTACTTCAGCTTGATATTTAACTGTTGCTTTCTTTGTTTCTCTTACCATAACATCGAAAACAGGATTACAATCTTCAAATGGAACAGGTTTAATATTAGTTCTTGGTTTTTTAGCAAGTACTTCTATTTCTAATCCACTTGATGTTGTTAATTCTGTTTCAGTTATTCTTACTTTCCATAATCTTGATTTAGAATTAAGCGTATTATTAAGGCGTATTATTCTTGTTTTATCAGTTACAGAAGGATCAGCATATTGAAATATACCATGAGATTTAAGTTCATCTTTTACTTTTAGATGTAAATCAGTGCATGGTTTCCATTTAAATGCTTTATCAGGAATACCTACATGGAATCCTCTACCTGAGAAATATATATTTATAGGTATACCTTTCTTTTTAAGAATACTTACTAAAGATAATGTTTTCTTTTGTGCATCTTCTATATTCTTACCATCTACATCTAATAAGAACTCTTTAGGTATATATATTAATCCATCATATCCTGCCAGAGTTTTATTCTCTTCAAAGTATAATTCTACATCTGTATCATAAGCGAATAAACTAATAAATGTATCCTTAGCTACACATTCCCATTTTACTGCACTATTACTTTCTTGGAAATAGTGTCTATTAGCAAATCCAAAGGCAAATTCTCTAATCATTTGACCTCCTTAATAATCCATGTTGCTTCTGCTTCATTCTTTATTCCTCTCTTTCTTTCAACAATTATTTTTCCATCTTGTCTTAATTGTCTAAATGTTCTCTCATATGTTGATGGTGAACCTAATCTTCTCCTACCTGATCCTTTAGCAAACCTTACGGATCGTTCAGATAAATTTTGTATATCAGATGTTTTGAATTTTTCTATGCCAGCTTGATTTAGGAAGGTTAAGTAGTTTAATATGTGTATTTTAATTGTCATTGATGTACCTCCAATTAGTAATATCCCCACTATAGTCTTCGGTCAGAATATAATATCTAGATCACCAACTCCTGTCTTTTTCATGTATTTGTAAATACTAACAATAAATATAAATACACAAGTATATCCAACAGTTTATGATTCAAATAACTACTATAGCAGGGATATTTTTTTACTCTATTTTGTTAGAGATTAGAATGGTATTTCTGCTGTTCCTTCAGTTGAAGTATTTACAGCACCATTAGGGTTTTTAGAGTTTTCCCATTTCTCTGTAGATGCCTTTAAAGCTTCAATAGTATCTTCTGTGATATCATTAATCATATTCTTAAAAGGCTTAGCAGGTACTACTTTTTGAGATATTCTACCATATCCTTCTTCATTTCTGAAGATGTAGATTAATAACTCTTTACCTACTAAAGATGAAGGTGAGTCGTCTACTTTAACTACATTAGATCCATTACTTCCTTCCATCTCTTCTATAATATCAGGATTAGAGTAACGTATCATATTAGCTACGCTGAACTCTTCACCATCTTTATTCCTTGCTTCCCATACTCTACAATTCATGTTCTCAGGTAATCCTTCAAACCATAAATCATAAAACTTACTGCCATTATAATCTCCAGTCTTAGCTTTGATTATTTTAGACTCTCTCCATCCTGTAGCGAATGAAGGTGATTTACTTTCTGATAATACAAGTGCCATGTTAGGCTCCTTTCGTTAGTGTTTTAAGGCTTAGTGTTTTACCACTGCCAGGTTCTCCAATTACTAATACTTTAAATGAATCCCATCCCTTTTTCTTAGCAACATCTATAAGTGTTTGATAATCTTGAGGGGTTTCACTATCTAATAATTGGCTTCTATCTTTAGCATGACAATAATGTTCGTCTCTTGCTGTTACCCAAACATATTCTCTGTTGCCACCTTTCCTCTTTACAACTTTAGTATAAAGAACAAAATCAAACCATTTGCCAACATCCACTTTAGTAGAACCTTCAATATATGGTAACATACGGATTACTCCATTTTCGCTATCCATTTCAGATTTACTGTGGCAGTTAACTACTAAATTACTTGGTATGGAGTTTATAAAAGAAAAGAAACTATCCAATTTATCTTTTAGTTTACCCCATTGTTGTAATTTTAAGGTATCATTGTTGCCTTTTAGTTCTCTTACATACTTCTTAGCCATTTCACTACCTGTGTCTATGGCAAGGCATTCTACTGATGTACCAGCAACTGGTTTAACTTCCCAGGATTTTTGTTTTACTTTTACTCCATCAATATCAATTACTTTCTCTACCTGTTGGCGAGTCCATAATTGTTTGACAAATGAACCAAAGTCTGTGAATGTCTCGAATGATAAATGATTGTATCCAAACATCTTTTTAATATCATCAGGACTTCCAAGACTCTTATATCCATTTTCCAAATCGACATAAAGTGTTTTCATAACACTCCTTTCTTGTGTTTTTTGTTAAAAATAAGGGTATATAATATACTACTTTTAATTGGATATTCCTTCCAATTTGTCCTTTATATTATCTAAAGCAACCTTAACATCTTGACAAGCATAGTCTGCATTATCAACACAATTGCTTACATCATCTGCTTGACTACGTACATCATCAATATTGTATCCAACATTCTTTAAGAACTCATAAGCATCTTGCAAAGCTACTTGTAAAGATTCTATTAATACTTTATTATCTATCTTTTCAACAACTTTATCA